AGGAAGCCTGCAACTGGAGATAGGTAATGACTACTGGCCTTAGTTATGATGGATCTGTAGCAGGGACGACTTCGTATGTCGCTCAGATATCAACTATGGCCGTCGTTGATCCGACAGATCCAGCGTTTTTGACCATTTTACCACAAATGATAACTTATGCTGAAAATAGAATATATCGTGAAGTCGACTTTTTATTTACATCAATTTCTACAACTTCTTATGGATTAACTGTTGGTAGTCGTATTATTTCTGTTCCAGCAGGAACGCTAGTAGTCCCAGAGCAAATAAACGTCCTAACGCCAGCAGGGACAACTAATCCCGATGCGGCAACAAGAAACCCATTGCTGCCAACAACCAAAGAATATCTGGATGCGGTGTGGGGCAATTACGCCAATACTGGTTTGCCCGTCTATTGGTGCCCCTTTGACGACTATACCTTCTTGGTAGGGCCCTATCCAGATCAAAATTATACAGTAGAAATAGTAGGAACATATCGCCCTAATAGCTTGTCGGCTTCTAATTTAACAACATTTATTAGCCTATATCTCCCCGATCTATTTATTATGGCATCAATGATATACGTCTCAGCATACCAAAGAAATTTTTCAAGCGCTGCTGGCAACGATCCGCAAATGCCTGTTACTTATGAAACGCAATATCAGACGCTTCTCAAATCTGCCCTTAGCGAAGAGAATCGCAAAAAATTTGAGGCAGCAGCGTGGTCGTCTCAAGGTGTTTCTACTTCAGCTACGCCGACTAGAGGTTAAGTATAATGCCGCACGCCACATTAAAGCTAACAGGCGGCGTCGACCAAAACCGCACACCCGCCTTAAACGAGGCGGCAATTTCTGCTACAAATCTTGTTCGGTTCGTTCCAGATAAGCAGGGTTTGACGCTTGTTCAAAAGCTTGGCGGCTGGACAAAATATCCTAATGCAGCAGACGCAAAATTTCCTAGTGTTATACGCGCACTTTGGGCATGGGAAGATCTTAACGCTAAATCTTATCTTGCTGTTGGGTGCGCAACAGATCCGTTAAGTTTAGAAAGTCTTTACGTTATACCGATTGGTTCTAGCGCTGCAACAATACCTATTACACCTAAAACAAGCACATTAAATGTTCCTTTTGCGTCTACTTGGACATACTCAATAACGACTGCGACGACTACCGGCACAACTGCAAGCGTCAATTTTACAGGTTATCATTATTTTTCTGCAACTGAATCAATTTATATATCTGGCAATACAGTCTCAGGATATGATGGTTTTCAGCCGCAAGTTGCTTTAGATACCCTCGTTTCTCCAACATATGCCCAAGTTCAGTTCCAAATAACAGCAGGAACAGGCGCAGGCACAGGCGGAACAATTGCACCCCCTAATGGCTGCATAACAAACGCTGGCGACCCTACTGTTACAATTAACGTATATGGATCTAATGTTAATAGTTATGATGCTGTAGACATAAGGACTCAAATTAGCGTCGGCGGTCTTATATTATTTGGAACATATCCTTGTATTTTTTATGATATTAATGGCTTCCAAATTATAGCAAGAGACGCTTTAGGCGCTCCCCTTTCAGCTACAACTACAATCCCGGGCCCAATAGGCGGCGGCGTATTACCTACGTTTGATATGACAGTTAATCAGGCAACGATTACTGTCACTCTTCCAGATCATGGATATGCAGTAGGAGACACGTTCCCAGTTCTTATACCTATTAATTCTGGAACAGTAATTATATATGGTAATTATGTTATTCAAAACGTTTTATCATCAAGCCAGTTTACAATAAGCAACAACACCAGCGCCACCGCTGTCACACCTCTGTCCTTTAGTGGTGACGGAACATACGCAACAGTTGAATACCCATTAAGTTATACCTTTAATATTGGCGATCAGATAGATATTACAAATTCCGGATCAGGATATGATACAACAGCGGCAATAATTGTTAAAGTAACTACTGGCGTAAATTCAAGTTTTGCGACATATGCCAATACAACAACAGGATCAATTGTTGTCCCAGCAAACTGCACGCTATTCAATACTTTAACATTATTAAACGGTGGAAAGGCGCAATTTGTTATTTACAGAACCCCCGCTCCGCTTCCTACCGGCGTAGGATATGGAATTGGGGGATATGGCGATGGTGGTTATGGGACAGGCGTTATTCCGCCTTATGGCGGTGGTGGAACTCAGATAACCGTAACAGATTGGACGTTGGATAACTGGGGTGAGATATTAATTTCTTGCCCTGTTAATGGGGCAACTGGCGGACCTATTTATCAGTGGGGGCCAAATATTGGCTCAACGATCGCATCTGTCATCCCACAAGCTCCGCCCATAAATGATGGCGTGTTTGTCGCAATGCCACAGCGTCAGCTTGTTGCATGGGGTAGCACTTTTACCGGTATTCAAGATCCGCTGCTTATTCTTTGGAGCGATGTTGCAGATTTTAATTCTTGGATTCCGACGCTTACAAATCAAGCTGGTTCTTACAGAATCCCGCGCGGCTCTCGTATTGTCTCTGCTGGTCAGGGCCCACAACAGGGTATTGTATGGACTGACATTGGCGTATGGGCCATGCAATATTCTGGTCCTCCTTACGTCTATCAATTTAACGAGATAGGAACAGGTTGCGGATTAATTTCTCGCAAAGCCGCATGTTCAATGAATGGTGTAATCTATTGGATGGGGCAGTCTCAGTTCTTTCAGATGGGTGGAACATCAATTCAACCTATTACCTGTCCGGTTTGGGACGTTATATTCCAGGATCTAGATACAACTCATTTAGATAAAATCCGCACAGCCCCAAACTCAAATTTTGGTGAGATTGCTTGGTATTATCCGTCTAAGAATAATGGCGGAGAAGTAAATAAGTATGTCAAATACAATATACTTCTAAATCAATGGGACTTTGGCACGTTGTCACGCACAGCGTGGATTAATCAGTCCGTTCTAGGACCTCCTGTTGGCGCAGGTATTACAAGCGATAATAGCTATTACGTTTATCAGCATGAAACATCTCCCGATGCTGATGGCACTGTTATGGATTCATGGTTCCAGACTGGATACTTCATTATATCTGAAGCGGAATATAAGGTTTTTGTGGACCAGGTATGGCCAGATATGAAGTGGGGACTCTACGATGGTATTCAGAACGCGCATGTAAATATGACGTTCTATTATACAGACTATCCTGCGCCATTTAATGATCCCAAAGTTAGACAAACACAACCTTATAATATTTCTTTAAGCACGGATTACGTTACACCTCGTTTTAGAGGTAGGTTAATGTCTATCCGTCTTGAGAGTGATCCAAATGAAATTGGAACTTTCTGGCGTCTAGGTGCGATGCGCTATCGCTGGGAACAGGATGGTAAGTTCTAATGGCTACTCTTGACGATATCCTCACATGCCAAAAGAACGGCGTTGTTGCGATCAATAACTTATCTCAATCGCTTACGTCCTTTTACAATTCGTATACGTATTTATCTGGCAAGACGACATCACCAACTGTTGCTGTTCCTACAATACTTACTCAAGGCGCTGGCAGGCTAGTCAGCTATAATACAATCGTTGCCGGTTCAGCGGGAACAATTGTCGATACTGTTGCCTATAATATCAAAAGCGCCTCGTTTGCAGCAGGCGTAGCAACAATTACCTATGCAGGTCTGAAAGCCTATGCTTTAGGTGACACCATAACAATTGCGGGTTGTGGCGGATATGATGGAACGTTTGTTGTGACATCTCAAACGCCTCCAGCGACTATCACATATGCTATAGCTGGTCCCCTTTCGACCATTACAAACCAGGGCGTAATATATGTTAAAAGCGCCTCTCAGGTTCTAACAGGTCTTTCTACGACAGTAGATACACATTTGGTCGGGTGCAATTTTACAAATGGACTATTGGCGCTTCCTGGAGCTGGCCAGTCAGTCAACGTCACTTATAGCTTGAGTTAAGGTGCGATATGGATGATCAAGCAAAGATGTTTGTGGGGCCCATCCATAGTGATGTGGCGGGACGGACAGACCATTTACCCTGCAATGTGCCCTCCGGTTCTTACGTCATTCCTGCGGATATAATTTCCGGTATGGGCGAGGGGAATACGATGAATGGCTTTAAAATAGCCAATCGTCTATGGGGTAAACAGAAACTTTATGGAGATGAAACGCCTACGGAAGTTGTCGTTGCTGGTGGTGAATATGTGATTTGCCCACATTCTGTTAGAGATATCGGTGGCGGAGATATAAACGAAGGCCATAATCAGCTAGATAGATTTGTTAAGTTGGCTAGGGAAGATTTAATTAAAACTCTGAAAAATCTTCCAGGGCCGCGTCGGGACTAAGGGGAAGAACATGAGTGAGGAAGTTCATGTTAGGGTAGGGACGCCACAAGATATGGATGCTCTTATGGTGCTTTCTGATGAGGTTGCTAAAGAAAATGGCATATCTCAACCTGATTTTAATAGAGTAGCGGCTGAAATGTGGGCCGCTCTAAATCACGATCATGGTATTGTTGGGGTTGTTGGAGAAGTTGGTAAGCCATTGGAAGCCTTCGTGCTTCTAAGAATTGGCCAAACGTGGTATTCTGAGGGAAATATCATTGAAGAGCGGACGGTATTTGTCAGCAAAAAGTATCGTAGCGCCAAGGGCGGCAGGGCTAGAAAATTATGTGAGTTTTCCAAAAAAGTGGCCGAGGAATTAGGGATGCCGCTTTTGATCGGAGTTTTAAGCCATCAGCAAACAGAAGCCAAAATGAGATTATACAGAAGATTATTTGGCGAACCTTCTGGGGCTTTTTGGTTATGGGGCGCTGAAACTGGTGAGTGGAGTAATCGGCTGGCTGCCGAATAATCCTTAAGGTTTTTGGAGAAGCAATATGTGTGGTGGCGGCGGCAAAGGAACTGGTGGATATAACCCAATGGGTGGCCAGTGGGGCAATTTAACGCCTCAACAGCAGCAAACCACCACAGCATCTCCGCAGGCTATTGGTTGGTATCAAGATGCTATGGCCAAGGCTCAACAGGCCGCTGCTACTCCTTGGCAAAATTATAGCACCGATCCTGCTGCGTTTGTTGCTCAACTAAATTCGCAGCAGCAAGCTGCACAGCAAGGAATAGCCGGTCAAGCTGCCGCTACTGCCCCGTTTGCACAAATGGGTGCAGGTATGCAGGCCGCAGCTGGTTTGGGCAATGCCGCTCAGATGGCTGGCTCTTATATGAGCCCTTTTATGCAGCAGGTTGTTTCACCTGTGCAGCAGGCTCTTCAACAACAGCAGGGACAACAACTAGCTCAACAGCAAGCAGACGCTATTAGCGGCGGAGCATTTGGCGGCGAGCGCGCTGGTTTGCAACGTGCAACCCTTCAGGGCCAGCAGGAGCTGGCTATGGGTCAGGCGTTAAGCCCTCTATATCAAACTGGCTATGGTCAAGCTCTAGGCGCGGCTCAAACAGACCTGGAGCGTCAATTACAAGCTGGTCAAGGATTATCTCAAGCTGGCCTTGCGGCACAACAAGCATCGTTAGGGGCTGGCACGCTTGGGCAGCAGACTCAGCAAGCTGGCCTATCCGCTTTATATAATCAGTGGCAGCAAGCACGTATGTATCCGTATCAGCAAGCTCAATTCCTTGCTGGTATCGCTGGCGGTCTTGGTCCTCTTATGGGCCAGCAGTCATATCAGTCTCAGGCAACAAATCCTTTCGGCATGTTCCTAGCTGATGGCGGAGCTGTTGACGAAAACCGCATGGGCGGCGCTGTTACCAATGGCGGAGACTTTGCGCGTGGTGGGTATGCAACCAGAGGCGGCGTAGATGAAGATCCTCTGGCCATCCAAGAACAAATGTATAAAGATATTGAGAAACCGGTAGAAACTTCTCTTCCTACTGGCCAGGTTCAAGCTGCTCAAGGATTAAAGCCAGCAGATTTTGCTCCTACTCCAAAACAGGAATCTGCTCTTGATAAAGCCAGCAAAGTCGCTGGTTTGGCTAAAGAAGGCATTGGCGGCCTAAAAAATGCTTATGATTGGCTTACAGGTCCTACTAAAGTTACTGGAGCGGCAGGTAGCTTGGCTGTCCCAACATACGGCGGTGGCATTCTCGGAGG